AGCCACGCATACAACGCTTCGATTTGAGCGGCTTCGGGTATCAACCTTGCTGTGATGTATATTGAAGTTGCAACAGCTACGAATGCGCTCAACTTACGTGCTGAATAGTTGCCCTTTATGTTCTTAAAGCTATCAAGTATTTTCATGTTTATTAATTTCATATTCCAAGTACCACAATGCTTTCTGCAAGTCTTGTTTTCTGTTACCTTTGTTATCGGCACGTAACACATACTTTATTAAGTTGCCCAATTCAAAGTTTAACTTGTAATGATTGATAATGTTAATGACTTCGAGCGGGTTGTCCTTGCCACCGTAATGCTTTGGATGATTAACCGCTTCGCTCATATCACTTCCTTTAAATTTAACCGTTCAAACTCTTTGATAGTCATGGTAAACTTCGCACCGCTTTCAGCCATAAACTCCATGTGTGGCATCATGTGTCCTGCAATGGGTATAGTTATCATGCGTAGGTAAGTAATGACCTTACCCGAATAGTTGTATCGTTTGCCTTTAATCATAGTTTTGCCCTCCAATTTTTAAGTTCAAAATGTGGTGCATCTTTGAAACGCACCCAATCGCCACCCCATTCAACATCATTTGATATGCTTTTAATAATGTCTGCAAACGCTTTAAAATACTTTGGTGACCAATCTAACTTTCTGTTGCGAACGAACGCTATATCGAACGCAAATGAGGGGTTGTAATTATGTGGACTTTCACCAGGTCTTGCGTTGGTTATTTTCGGCCTTTTATTGAAATACACTTGTTGCATAGCATTGTTACGATACGTGCAAGTTCTTATCACGTTAACCTCTGGGAAGTCATTATTAAACTTCCTTTCTGCTGCGAGGTATGCCGCTTGTAATACAATGTGCAAGTCTTTTAAATCACGGCTTTCGTATGGTTTCATAGTTTTCGATGTAGTATTGTTTATTGAAACTTAATTTATTGTCGCTATCCGAATAACCATCTGTATACGCATCAACTATCTGCTCCTTTTCCATTGCTTTGGCTTGTTCGATAAGTTCATCGGGATTGTTTACAAAATCACCTTTCATTAATTTCTCTACCAACCATTGTACTGCGGTCTGTTTTTTAGTTGCGCTCATAGGTTTCTTTGTAGTATTGTTCGGCTGTTAACACTCTTCCTAAAAATGTAGGTATGTTTCCATGTTTCCACGCATCTTTTATCTGCTCCTTTTCCATTGCATTGGCTTGGTTAAGTGCATCTAATACTTTGGGTGAATTTCCATAATCAGAAGAATGCAAGTAACCCAACTTAATAAGTTCTGCCACCAACCATTCTACTGCGGTTTGTTTTTTAGGTGCGCTCATTCCTTAATAATTGTATTATACCAAGTGAATAATGTAATAGGCAACGTAGCAAGCACGGCAATTAATGACAAACAGCAGAATGCTTGTAACAAGTGGCTTTCCATTGTGATAATCTCTAATATAATGATCTTAATGTCATGCAACACGGCTGTGTTCATGACTACTGAAATGACCGCAAACACGGTCGATTGGAATAATTTTCTTTGATTTCGGCTCATAGGTTTTTTGTTTTAGTTTGCCGCAAAGATAGTAATTAATTTCAATCTCGCAAACCTAACCAAACCAATACCGCCCCAAGCACCGTTTTTACTGCCTTTCGATACTCGGCTCGCATAACGATTACAAAGGCAACGGCTACAATGATAACCGCAATGAATGGCTTAACGATTGCTATTAGCTCGTTGCTCATTCTCCAATCTTTGTAACTCAATCTTGTTCTTCTTGTACGCAAGCCAACCGTTAACAATACCGAGAATAACTACGATTAACGAACCGATTTTAATTGCCCATTTGGTAAATTCATCCATATCAACTCCACTTGTGTACACCTCTACAAACAAAGTAGTTGTTCCTATAATTACTTGCAATATAGCACCAATGATAGTGCCGCCAAAGAAATCAGTTATTGTGTTTTGCGCTTGCGCTATGTCTTGGTTCATAAAGTTAAACGTTGCGATTTAATAATGTTTGATATGTTTGTACTATTGTGTATAATGTTGCTGCCTCTGCATCTGTTAAACCGCTTCCTATTGAAGCAAATGCACATTCTTTATCAGTAAAAAAAGCGTATGTACCATTATCATTCCTTGCTCCTAATGCTATTTTTAATGATGGGTATGCAGTAGTATCATTAGTTGTACTTGTTGATACATTTACTCCATTTCTATAACCTTTACGTGAGTTCGCTGCTGTTTTTGAACCCATATATAAACCAGCTGCAGAAACATTTGTCAATGCTAAAATAACAACTCCACCTGCAACATAATTAACAGCGCTCCTTAAATGAACAAAGTTAGTTCCTGCTCCATTAGAAACACCCATTTCAACTGTAACTCCTACTGTTGATGTTCTACTGTAATATGATAGATGATTGCTTGAATTTGTTAAATCGTTAAATGCATTTAAAAATGTATCAGCATAACCATTCGTACCATTTGGTGTTGCCCCTGTTCTTGCATGTGTCCAACCGCCAAAGAATGTTAGCTGATATTGAGCGGTATTAATTAAATTAAACGAATGAGACCTTTCATTGCCACCAACAAAAGGATATATTGCATTGCACTTGCTCCATATACCTGCGCTCTTTAATGATTTAACAAGGTTGTTTATTGCGCTTTTCTGCATCATATTAGTTATACGTGCTGCCAATATAAATGCTTGTGCGTTTGGGTCAATATAATTTACTTCATTATAAACACCATTTGCAGTGCCATGAATAACACCGTTGTTGACACCGTTAATAGTGCCATTGGTATTACTTGTATATATGCCGTGAGCAATGCCTAAATCCATTATTGATAATCAGCGCAATGAGCAGTTAACCAAGCGGAAGTTGATGAAGAAAGATTGGCAATTGTTGATGCTCTTAAAACATCATTAGCCAACAAAGGAATGTATTGTCTGCCTGTGTTGTCAATTGGCAATCCCGGCAAGTTTGTACCGTTTAAAAAGTCAACAGGAAAACGTGCTGCATTTGTGTTACCGCTTGACAATGGAATGTTCACTAAACCAATTGGCACAACGGTTGTACCTCTGTATATGTAAAGAAATACGTTAATTGTAACCGTGTCATTTGTTGAAGCCATAAGTGATATAACTCTACCGCCTGCTGACCCCGCTGTGTATATTGTTTTCCCATTGGTATCTGCACCCAATGACCCTGCGGTTGTTCCTGTTAATACACCAACACCGCTTTTAATGACATTTGCGACTATTGGAATTTGACTTGCTGATAATGGCATAGTATTTTAGTTTAAAGTTTCTAAATAAGTTAATTTGCTGATATATGTATCAATGTTTTCTATTGTTACAAGCACGCTTTTCTTCCAAGCTAATTGCTTAATGGTATCGGTGTATAGTTCGCTTTGCGAAAAGTAAAATATGTCCGTTCTCGCACCGTTTTTATCTGTTGCCATGTCATCAATTACGGCTTCTAAATTTGCTGATGTTATTTTCTTGCTTGCCATTTTAATAATTATAAGTTGATTTGAATGAATATACTAATAGGTAATCGTTATCATCGAAGATATTATCGAATTGCGTTTGGATAGCCGAAGTAACACCCTTAACATAACTCAATTCCGTTAACGATGGATATGTAGCTGTATCAAGGTCATCAATCACTTGTGCTGCCGTGAAGTATGCCAATCTGTTAGCTGTTCCACTGCCTGTAATAGCATCAACAGGTGTTCCATCAAGGTTGATTGACCATAATGTATAAGTTCCGCTTCCTGTATGATTTTTAATATCAACTACCAAAGCACCCGTTGTAGAATTATAACTTGTTACAGTACCGTGCATGTGATTTGATACGTCATAAACCACTAACACTTCTTGCAATGGAATGTAGCTTAAATTCAAATCCACTGTAAATGACTTTGAGCCATTGCCTATTGTGTTACTTGTTAACGATGTGGTCTTATACCTATCCGATAATGAGTTAATAATAGGGTTAGCAGGGTCAGTATTGTCAACATTGATGTTTATGCCAGAGCTAACTGATGCAACACCACCGCTTGCAAGGTCTGCAATATCCTGCACGGTTGTTTTAACAGTTACACCACCTTGCACAATTGGCACTGGCTCCGTGCCTGCTAACGCACCTGCGGATGTTAAGCCACTTATTTTATTATCAGCCATTATAGTAGTAATTTATTATCGTTTTCCTGCAACAAGTAAAACCCATCTTCCATAAGTATATAACCCACCACTTGTTCCTGAAAAAACTGTGTGGCAAATATACTATTAAGAGGTAAATTATTAGGCAGTTTAGTAACTTGAATTATTTGTCCGCCAACGCTATCGGAAGTAATATCTAAACCTGTGAGTTGACAAAAATTGGCAACTTCATCTATACCGTAACCGAACTGCAACGCTAAATCATAAACAGATTGCGTTTGTTTAATGTAATAGCTGTTATCGGGTTGCTGTGGTGTGTTCTGTTGCTTTATCGCTGCGGCTATGATGTTCTTCTTAATAAATTCATCATAAGTCAATGTAAGGCCATCAATTGAGTCCGTTATCGTTATGTTGTTATCCGTACATAGCTTAACCGAGTATTGAGCATCACCGTAAAGTTGCACGGCAACATCGTATATCACTTGACCTTGTTTAACTACGTATTGCATCGACCTCGAAATTAGTTGAATTGTTATCGCTAAAGTTAACCGTTATTGATGAATACCCATCCTGCGCAAGTTGTGATAGTATCTGTTTCTTTAATTGCAACTGCGCACCGCTGCTGTTGAGGTAGTTATCAATATTCACACCGCAAAGCACGTATTCTTTCCAATCGCCTTGCGCTGAATTGATAATGTCAACAATGTGGTCCTCATCACTGTTGCCGATAACAAAATCATTGTTTTCAATTAGCAAATCGTTATCATTGTTTTGCAGAAAATCTTTAGCCGTTGCCATGTTTAACTGTGTTGTTAGATAAATCGTTTATTGTAGTTATTGGTAATATCTGTTGCCCAAACCATGCTGTTGCTGCCGTTTTCAATGCTGCCCCGCCATCAGTTGGAACAGGAACCCAAGTTGAAAACACTAACTTTAACACATTGATATCGTTTTCAATTCTATTCAATTTGCTTACTAAATCATTCACCTTAACCAACCCCCCATTCGCATCGCCTGCCAAGTATATTTGGTCAACCTTGCTCACCATGCTAACATAGGCCGTTGCCTGTGATGTTTGTTGTACGATTACAACGCTTCCATCTTTGGGTATCAATGTAAATCCCTTATCAGCATCGGCATTGAGTAGCACATCAAAGAACTCTGCATCACCGTTTATTGGGGTGCATGTGCAGGTGAACGTAGCCAAATCAATGTCGCTCACCTTGCACGCTACACCCTCGTAAGTCAAATCAGTGATACCGCTTAACGCTTGTATTGCTTGCCTTATGTCCGTTACTTCCTTACTCATAATATTCTACGTTCTAATTCGATTGTCTGCTTGCCACCTGCATCAACACTTATCTCTGTTGTTACTGACTTGATGAGGTATGTACCTTTGCGCTCTGGGAACTTCCAACTGTCAACAATGGCATAATCACCGGGTATCATTTTCGGCTCTAAAAACGTTTTGAAACTGCCATAATAACCTGTGTAATTCGCTTGCTCTAAAAACGAATTGCACTTAACATCTAAATCGGCTTTCGTTCCACCATATTGAAACACCGTGCGAATATCACCTGTGGGATCGCCATAAGTAAACTCCTCTCGGGCATTGTTTTTAATCAATATACCTTTGACTTGGACTTTAACATCATCTTTTTTTAGATATGTCAACTCCATGCCATCGTATATCATTTTCTCAAACAAAAACACGGCCGATTGCGCTGTGTCTTTATAAAAGGGCAAACCGACCTTTAACACACCATCAACAAAAAACGAAAACAATCCGTATTGGTCACGTAACACTTGCAACACCTTACCGATGCTTGCCCCTTGTAACCGTATCTGCCCTAATTCAGCATTGATGGCCTTGAATGGTGTTGAGGTGTTTTCAAGCATTTTAGCAATAAACGTGCGCAAATTAACCGACTTAAAAGTTAAGTTTGGTGCTATGGCCTGCTTCAACAAAAACATTTCATCCTCGCACAATAATTCGATAGGCACGTTGTTGTTAATCTTTGCAATGTAACCTGTGAATATAACGGTTTCGTTTGGGTAATATGCTCCTATGATTGTAACCTTATCGCCCCTGCGCATCAATGCGTTTGCGCCCTCATATATGTTCTTGCTGTTGTATATCACATTACGCGGTAAAGTGATTGATGCCGTTTGTGTTTGCTTGTCAAATGAGCGTGTTACCGTTACCTTGTTGACCTTATCAAAGATAAACGTTTGATTGCGGCCATTGCCCTGCTGCTCTAATATTATACGGCAAACTATTCTAAACATTCTTTTTTTCTGCTATGGTGTAATCAACTGTACTTGAACAGTTAAGTTGGAAGTATTGCACATTACGCATCCCTTGTTGCTGTTGCATGTTCAAGCTATCAACAACTATTTTGTTTACCCCTAAAATCTCGTTCAAAAATACCGATGTTACATTCAATGCCACCGGTGCCGATGCGTATGCCTTAATCAACCTCGCTTCAACATCGGGATATTCATCGGGGTTTTGTGTAGCCACGTAGCCACGTATAGTTAAGTCAATATCACCTTGTCCGATATACTCTTTAACCGTTCCTACATGGTCGATTAATTCTGTTTTAATGATATTCTTTACAATAGTTGCATCAATGATAACACCGTTAAGGAATAGGCCAATAGTGTTATCGGGCGTGTCATTCGTTATTGCCTGCCCTGCGGGTTTATTGTAGTCAAGCGCACTTGCTGTTTGTACGTATTTGTTTGTAAAATCATTAAATTCAAATGTAGTATAATTAGGCCGTTCAATGAATAGCGTATCGTAAACAGGTGTTCCCAATAAACTTGTTGCATCGGGTGGATCTGTTTTAATATTGAAATTCCTTGCTTCAACTATCGCACGTTGTACCAATGGAAGTCCGAAACCCTTTGATAAGGTGCGAAAGTTTGTCTTTGCTGCGGGGGATGGTATGTAAAACTTTAAACTCATTTTGTTGCCATAATTTGGAAGTCATTAACCGCTTCGATTAACGCTTGTGTGATTGTTTCTTTGATTTGTGTTGCACCCTCTTTGATGTTAGTTGTGTTCAACACTATATTGCCAAACTCTTGAATTGATATGTTGAAGTTTTGAACGCCCCTAGTTTCAACAACGGATGTCGAAGTGCCGCCTTTGGCTTTGGGAGCGGTTGCGCTTGTTTTAGCAGCATTGGCTGTATTGCCGCCTGCCATTGGGTTAAGTGCTTTGTTAGCAGCACCAACACCACTTTCGGCTGATTTGTTTAACTTATCATAAGCATACTTGGCCGCCATTACGCCTGTTGCCAATGCTGCTGCTCCTGCGGCTGCAACGGCAAACAAACCAACACCTGTTAAACCCGCAAAGAAAGCCGATGCGGTATTTAGCAACCATTGTGCAACGGTAACACCATCCAATGCTGCTGCAAGTGACCAAATGCCCCAAATGAATTTAGCACCTGACCAAATTGCTGCTGTTTTCATATAAGCATTGTAAATAAAAATAGCACCATAAAGGCCAACAAATGCACCTGTTAAGCCCGATATAGCAACTGCATGTTCTTTAACAAAATCAGTAAGTGAACGTATTGCATCAAGTACGGTAAGTATGACTGGCATCAATAATTCACCAAGCGTTAACTTGATTTCTAAAAATGCGTTGTTCATTCGGTTTAAATTAGCACTTAAACTTTCACTTGCTGCGCTCATACCGCCTGCAAATTCTAACTTTAATTGTGCTGCAAACTTTGGTAAAAAATCTTCACTCATTAATAGGCCTTGGCTCATAAACTTATCCAATTCGCTTGTAGTCATTCCCATTGCTCTTGCTGCAATTTGAAATGCTCCTGGTATTCTTTCACCTAATTGCCCTCTTAATTCTTCTGCACTTACTTTGCCTTTAGATAACATTTGTTCTAATGCCCTAAATGCGCCCTCTGATTGCTCTGCTGATAAGTGCATAACAGTTGATGCCATACCAACGCCCTCAAATATATCACGTAACTTTTGCCCCTCAATTGATGTACCTCTTGCTGCACCACTAAACTTTGCAAACGCTGTGGCTGCAACATTAAAATCCAATCCCATTTCTTGCGAAGTTTTACGCAAGTAATTAAAATCTCTTGCCCCTTGTTCGGCTGAACCACTCGCAAAGTTTAATTGATTTTGCAACCCTTCCATTGCGGCTGTGGTGCTTATAATCTCTTTGATACCAAGTCCAACGCCAATAGCAGCAAGTGCTGTTTTTAGCCCGCTTGCCGACTTTTGAGCCATGCCCATAGTACTGTTTAACTTTTCAGTATTAGTAGTTGCCGACTTAATACCACTACTAACCTTATCTTTTAAACTTAATATGTATTCAACTGAATTGTTGCTCATTTCTTTTCTTGAATTGTACCATTAAACTTTAATACAAAAATAATTTCCTCAAAGCGCATTGCCCATTCATCATCCGTTAACGTGTCGGGGTCGACTTTCAAATAAAAACGGATGAGTGCATTTTGACGCGCAAACTCATCCGTTTCCAATAACTTTTTTGCGGTGTCTAATTTTTTTTTAATTCACCTGCTTCCGATGTCAACATGGGTAAGATAGTCATTGCTGCGCTGCGTAATGCTTTAAAGTCATTGATGATAGCGTTAACATCGCCCTCAACGCAAAGTGTGCGTAAAAACGACTCCACACCCATCAATTCATCCTTTGCAATTAACCCGCTTACGGTTTTGTATGCAATTCTGTCCATTTCACGTAAATAAACCGTGATGGGTTGCCCTTGCCTGTTGTTTACGGTTAAGGTGTAGATTTCAACACCTGGATACTTTGATTTTAATTCTTCAATGTTAGTCATTTGTTTATTGATTTGGTTTGCGCAAATTTACTAAACAAATTCGATATGTGAAACAATTAAATCTAATTCCATTGGTATTGAAGTGTCACCTGTTGCCGAAGCAATCATGTTTTTCATAAATCTGCAATTGCGGATTTTATGAACCACTGGCAACAAGTTAACATCCGTAAAGGTTACAATGATGTCAAATTCGGGAATGTCTTGTATGCGGCCATTTGGTGCCGCTGATACAATGTTCATTACCTCGTTCATCAATATCGTAATCTTTGCGCTCGGTGTAATTTGACCGTAACCACGCGATACAGGATAACGCCCTGTTGCATAGATATTCTCGGTAGCATCTTCTTCACCGTATTCGATTGCGGTAACACCTATGATTGGTGTTCCAAGTATGATGCAAGTAATATCTGCAAACTCATACGCTTTGCCGTTAATTAACGGAAGTCCATTTTGTGCCATGTTTTATACTGATTTTACAAATCCAACATTAATTTTAATAATTCTTGCAACGCCCAAAGGTACATTCTGCAATGTTAACTCCAATGTGCTTGTTGCAAGTACATCCTGCGCAGGATTGATGATAACTTTATGCGCTGATAACTCGCCATCGGCTTCCATTTGTACCAATGGGTTATTCGCCAATGTTTCAAAGTAACCTATTGTAGCTGCGGTCAACGTGCCATCTGCATTCACTTTCAATGGTGAACTTAAAGCAGGTAGCATATTGGCACGAACTACACGTGTAATCTTTTGATATACGCGGTTATTCTCAATCGTTGCATAGTCGCTTGTTGGTGATACAGTTGTTTTGCTATCGCTCCAATAACTGCCCGTGATGCCTGTTAGCTTGCGCAGGAACACATAAGAGTAATTGTTCAAACTTTCAAATTGACTATCTGCAAGAGCTGTGTAAACTTCACCGTTGCTGAATGCAATCGTGTCTAATTCTGCACCCAAGGCCATGTTAAACTTGCTTACCCATGCGATTGACTCGCTTACAACTGCTAATGAAACAGCACCTAACATTGCACCGATAGCACCAACTGATTTGTTAGTTGCTTTGTAGATGTAATATCCATTGTTTGCGCCATCTTGTGCAATACATACCGATACATTCGGAGCAGTTGAGGTTGATAGGTCAACCAATGATGCCACGCTTGCAGTTGCACTGATTTCGGCATTCAACATGATTTGCAACGGCTTGTAAACGGCTTCGTTTGCGTTTGCGATTGCTTGCAATGCCGATAGTTGAGCAGTGCTAAATGCAACGTTTTTCTCAAACACTGAAATCTGCTTAATTGCGCCTTGTGCGTAATTCTGCATCAATGTTATTGCAGCAAAGGTATATGTAGCTTCCTCTACGTATAAACCAACGTACAACTCACCTTTTGGCTGAATACGGAAGTATTCGCTAATGTGGTAGTAAAGCGTGTCAATCCATGATGCAATACCTAACACAGTTGAACCGCTGCCTGTTGGTTGTGTCCATGTAGTTGTAACACCACCACCTGTTACAGTTGATGCGTAAGGAGTGCCACTGTTTGGAAAAATACCCTCACCGCTTTTGGTTGTGATGAATAAATCAGCACTCGAACTTGTTGCACTAAACCCATGTGTTTGTGTTCCTGCATTGATAGCCACTCTTAACGCTGTTGCTGCGGTTGTGGTGCTTACAGCATCGGCAGTGGTCAATGTATAGGTATCAAGCACGGTTTCAACTCCTAAAATGCCTGTGTAGGTTATCTTAACGGTGTTGCCTGCTGCTGGCGTGCCACCGATAACTACTTTAGCAACTGCTGCCGTTTCGCCCAAATGGTCGCCTGTGATGCCTAAATTCTCGGCATCGGCTACGGAAAAAATCTTTTTTACTCTGTCATTTGCTGTGAACCCTGTTGGTAGTGTTGCACCCGAAGCGTAGTAATGAAGCATCCCGCTGACGTAATCAGTGCCGGGTAATGCTCGGCCTAAACCGCTTGTTGATTTTACGAAATTTATATTTGGTAATGCCATTTATTTATTGGTATTAAAAAAGGCCTACCTACATTATAGCGGGTAGGCCTCTTTAGTTAAACGATTGATTTTATTAAGATACCCAAGTTTGAACAAGAGCGGCAACACCTTTCATGTCGGCTCTTAAAATAGCAGAACCTAACATTACTTCCATGTTGAAGATTGAACCTAAATACTCTGGCTTACCGTTACCGTTTGAGCCACTATCGTACAATGGGTTCATGCTTCCAAGCGCACGTGCAACTGATGTTGAATGGAATGCGATACAAGCCAAGTTATCAGTTGTTGCAGTTGCAGCACCAAATGCTTTTGGAACGGTTGTGCTGTTAGCGTAAACCGATACAACAGGGCGCATCATAATATCAAAGCCATACAATTGAGCAATAGTGCCTGTTTGCAACACATTTCCTTGATTTTGGAAGCCATTGTAAGAAGCACGGATAACATCACTGATTTGGAATAACTCCCAAAACATATCAGTTGACATTAACAACTTTCTGTTACCGCGTGGTACATTGTCCTTATCAAGTTTAGAAGCCAATGCTGCGATGTCGGCAAGTGCCACCTGCTTACGTGTTCCTGTTGCTCCCGGTGCTAAAGCAGTTGCAGCAGCAGAACCCGAAGTGCTTACGATGTTAGCAGCACCCGAAGCGGACCAACTGATAGCAACCTCATCACCAATTCTTTGTGTAAGTGTGCTGATTTGTTGACCTAAAACTGATTGTCTTTTGTCATAGCTGATTTGTAACTCATCAAGGTTTGTAATCAATGTTGGCTCTAAAGCGAATTGATTAAGTGAATAAGTACGGTCGGTATCTGTACGCTCGCTGATGTTTAGCGGGAACGTTGCAGGGTTTTTTAATACTGTGGGGTTCGCTCCAGATTGAGGAACGTGTACAATTCCGAATGCGATATACGCAGAGTGGTCAACTGAATACGGTAAAAAGTCCGCATTTCTATTCAATGCTTCTTGAACATCTTGTACCCAAATTTCTTTTATTAGTGCCATTTTATTTTAGTTGTTTTTTAGTTATTAATCAATTTG